CCTGTCATGGAACGAAAAGCGGCCATCGGAGACTTCGATGGAGTTGCCCTCTCCGAGAGTGGAGTGGAAGCTTGAGTTGTTGCCCGATTATCAGTCGTGGCGTGCCTATAAGCGCTGCTATGACATCAAAGATGATGGCATGCATTGGGTTCCCTTGCGTGGCGCATTTAGTTCCCAGGCCGAAGCCCATGCTGCGGTATCGACCTACATTGCCAATCGGCGTCCCGCCTTCCTCGATGTTGAGGGTCGCGAGATTCCAACGTGACGCGCGACTTCCCCCCACATTGGCTGCCCGGCCAGCTGCTCGATCTCAAGCGCTTCACCGATGGCAGCTTTCGCGCCACGCTCCTAGGCGAATCGTACGACCCCGAAAAGGCGAACGGCATCACATTCGATTCGAGCCATGCCGCTCAGGCATTTACGTCGTGGTGGTATCTGCCGGCAGCAGCAAGGGAAGGCAATGGGCCGCCCCAGTGACTATACCCTGGAGATGGCCGCTGTGATCTGTGAGCACATCGCCGATGGCAAGTCACTCAAATCGATTTGCCTAGCTGAGGAAATGCCAAGCAAGTCAAGCGTCTATCTATGGCTGACGGCCCATCCTGAATTCTCGGATATGTACGCGCGGGCGAGAGAGGATCAGGCCGATACGCTGGCTGATGAGATCGTTGACATAGCCGACGATGGGAAGCGCGATTACATCACGGCCGACGGCGTGAAGATCTTGGACCACGATCACATTTCCCGCGCCCGCCTGCGCGTCGACGCCCGCAAGTGGATCGCCGCCAAACTCAAACCCAAGAAGTACGGCGACAAGGTTGAAACCACGCACCGCGGCGATGCCGCGGCCCCGATCATGATTTCGTCCACTGATGGGAAGCTATGACCAAGAAAGCCAAAAAGCCCGATTACTCCGTTGCCATGTCCAAAGATACCGGCTGTGTGGTGATGGTGCGCACGAATGGCGCCAAAGCGACGGTGATCGGCGCCCTGACGCGGGAGGACAGTCTCAACTTTGCCGATGGGCTGATCGATTGGGAGCCCGAAGTCATCGCGCCGGCCGAAGTGCCAGCGCCCCGCCAGTCATATCCGCATTGATCCAAATGCGACATGCCATCCCGGTGATTCTCGTGCCTTCCGTTCTGAAAGCGACGTGATGGCATTCCAACTCACCGCCAAGCAGGAAGAGGCGAACGCGCTTTTAGCCTCACCCGCGCAGCACATCATGCTGTTCGGTGGCAGTCGCAGCGGTAAGACGTTCCTGATCGTGCGCGCGATCTGTACGCGGGCATTGAAAGCCGCCGGCAGTCGTCACGTGAGCCTGCGATACCGTTTAGGGCACATCAAAGCCAGCATTGTCATGGACACCTTCCCGAAGGTGATGAAGCTGTGCTTCCCCACGGTCGAGTACGAACTCAACAAGACGGACCTCTACGCGCGCTTTCCCAATGACTCAGAGTACTGGTTCGGCGGGTTGGACGATAAGGAGCGTACCGAGAAGATCCTGGGTAATGAATACGCGACCATTCACCCGAATGAGTGCAGCCAAATCCCGTATTCCTCGCGCAACATCGCGGTTACTCGATTGGCGCAGCTGGTCAAGCAAAAGGTCAATGGCGTCGAGAGTGTGTTGCCGCTCAAGATGTATTACGACGAGAACCCGCCGGACAAGGGGCACTGGACGTACAGGCTATTCGTGACCAAGCAGGATCCGGAGACGAAAGGCCCGTTGCCGGAGCCTGAGCGTTATGCGGCCATGCAGTTGAATCCCGCTGACAATCTGGAGAACCTGGGCGAGGGCTACCTCAAGACGCTGGAAGGCCTGTCCTCGCGGCTTCAAACGCGCTTCCTTCATGGCAAGTTCCGTGAGACGGCGCCGAATGCTTTGTTCGTGGATGAGGTTTTAGACCGCTGGCGCGTGATCGATGAAGACATGCCGGAGATGCTGCGCATTGTGGTCGCGGTTGATCCGTCGGGCGCTGACGATGATGACAACGTCGACAATGACGAGATCGGCATTGTGGTGTGCGGCTTAGGGCTGGATGGCAATGGCTACGTGCTTGAAGACCTGACCTGCCGCGTGGGCCCTGGGACGTGGGGCAAGGTCGCAACCGGTGCTTTCGACCGGCACCAGGCCGATCGCATCGTGGCCGAAGTCAATTACGGTGGTGCCATGGTGCGCAACGTCATCCACACCGCCCGCCCGCGTACGCCATTCAGGGCGGTCACAGCCAGTCGGGGCAAGGTGGTGCGGGCCGAGCCCATATCGGCGCTCTGTGAGTCTGGCAAGGTCAGGATGGCCGGCATTTTCCGCGAACTCGAGGACGAGCTCTGCGCGTTCACCACGCATGGGTTTATGGGCGAGCACAGCCCTAACCGGGCGGACGCGATGATTTGGGGCATGTCGGACTTGTTCCCGGAATTGCTCGCAGTGAAAAAGGACAAGGAAGAGACCAAGACTCAAGTGATACAGCGGCGGGGCGGCTCGAACGCATGGATGAGAACATGAGCGACACCCGCGATCCCGACTTCGATGCCATCACCGAGAAAGAAATCTTCGAGGAAGCGCGCGACCGTCTCGCCATAGAGGTCGAAGCCGAGTCGCATAATAAGAAGCTCGCCAAGGAGGATTTGCTCTTTGCCGAGGGTGAGCAGTGGGACGATGATGAGGTGGTCACGACTGCGAGCCAGGAGAGCCCAGAGCTCGTGATCAACTTCACCGATACCCTGGTGGGGCGCGTGGTCAACAACATGGCCGAACATGAATTGCGCGGCAAGTGTCACCCGGTGGGTGATGGGGCGGATACCGAACGCGCGGATGTGATCAATGGCATCGGCCGGCACATTGAGTATCGCTCGGAAGCCTCTATTGCCTACGATATGGGCGCCGACAGTGCGGTCCGGATTGGATGGGGCTGGTGGCGATTGCTCACGGAATATGAGACGCCGCAGAGCTTCCAGAAAGAAATTCGCATCGCGCCCATCATGAACGCGCTCTCCGTGCATGCGGACCCGAGCGCCATCATGCCCACCGCGTGTGATATGCGGTGGGCCTTGATTACGATCGACATGCATCGAGCCGAGTATAAACGGCTCTACCCAACGGCTGACAACGCCTCTTGGAACGACATCGATCGAAACGATAATGATTGGGACAATAAAGAGCAGATTCGCTTAGCAGAATACTTCCGTATCCTGGAGAAGAGCGAGAAGCTCTATCGCATCCGGGGCGTGAATGGTGAGGATTTTGCGCGCTTCAAATCCGACATGCCGAGTGATCGGGCGCTCGCGAGCGTCAAGGCAAAGATCGTCGATGAACGGGATTCCAGCCGTCTCCAGGTGCAATACTTTCGCCTGAACGGTACCAAAGTCATTCAGCGCGAGATTCTACCAGGCACATTCATCCCCTTGATCCGCTGTCAGGGGAACGCCCGCAGCATCGATGGCAAGATCTATCGGCGAGGCATGGTACGGAGCTTAAAAGACCCGCAGCGCATGGTCAATTACGGCGAAGTGGCGAAGATCAAACGCCTAGGATTGGCGCCGCAAGCGCCGTGGACTGCCTACGAGGGGCAACTGGACGGACATCCCGAATGGACGGATTCCAACCGGTCCACCAATGTGGTGCTCACGCATAAGGCCGTAGTGATCGAGACCGCGCAGGGCGCTCAACTATTGCCCCCCCCGACGCGCCAGCAGCCGGCGCAGATCGAGGCCGGATTCAGTGAGTTCGTGCAAGGCATGCGCTCGAATCTCTTGGCGATTGCCGGTATGCCGAATGAACCGGGGCAGGATCAGGGTCAAGGCCAAGCCGTGTCCGGCCGCGCGCTCCAGCGCCGCGACAAGCTCTCCGATCAATCGCACTCGCAGTTCTACAAGAATAAGAAACTCGCCATCTCTCAAACCTGGCGGATCTTGCTTGAGTGGATTCCACCCTATTACTCGGAACAGCGCATGCAGCGGATCATCGGCGACGACGGCAAGCCGCAGATGATAAATCTCAATGAGGCGGTCCAGGCCGATGGTGTGCAGTCGGTCAAAAATGATATTTCGGTTGGCCGTTTCGATGTGGTCATGGATTCAGGTCCAAGCTACGAAACGATGCGCGAGGAGGGCGCAGAATCGCTCTTGGAGCTCACTAGTTCGCCGACCTTGGGGCCGATCGTCGCCAAGACCGCGCCGGATCTCGTGTTTCGCTCGATGAATTTCCCGTACGCCGAAGAGATCGCCGATCGCTTGACCGCTCAGACGCCCGAGGGTTTGAAAAAGATAATGGAAAACCTGCCGAAGCAAGCGCAAGCGGTGGTGCAATCATTGGCATCCGAGAATGCGAATCTCAAGCAAGCGCTG